ACAAGTCTTTCTTCATTATAACCATGTAAATGGTCCTTTTGCTGAAAAGAATAGGTTCGACAAAAGGCCAATGTTAGGTGTTCCACCAATAAGGAACGCATAATAAAATGAGGTTATATGCTACAAAAAATAGGTTTTCAACCTGGAATCAATAAACAGATAACACCCACAGGAGCAGAAGGTCAATGGATTGACTGTGATAATGTACGTTTTAGATATGGTACACCAGAAAAAATAGGTGGTTGGAAACAGTTAGGAGACGATGCTTTGACTGGTGCAGGAAGAGGCCTTCATCATTTCGTAAATAGTAAGGCAAGAAAGTATGCTATCATCGGCACAAACAGAATTTTATATGCATTCTCTGGTGGTGTGTATTACGATATACATCCAATCAAATCCACAACAACGCTCACAAGTGCATTTACCACGACCAACGGATCAACATCTGTTACAATAACTTTTAGTGGAGATCATGGTATATCCGCACAAGACATAGTTTTATTAGACAATTTCTCATCAATTACCAATTCTAATTTTGCAGCTACAGATTTTGATGATAAAAAATTTATGGTAACCACTGTCCCTAACGCTACGACTATTACAATCACAATGCCATCGGCAGAATCAGGATCTGGTGCAACAACGTCAGGTGGTATAAGAGTGCAACATTATTATCCTGTTGGACCAGCCGTGCAGGCGAAAGGTTTTGGTTGGTCTCTTGGAACTTTTGGCGGTGAGGTTGCAGGGGAACCAACAACAACTTTATCTGCTGCAATAAACTCTTCGACAACAACGGGTATCATATTAGCAGACGTATCACAGTTTCCAGATTCAGGTACAAATTTTATAAAGGTAGGGACAGAAGAAATATCCTACACAGGCATTAGCACATCAAATGAATTAACAGGTGTTACAAGAGAGGTTAGAGGTACAACCGCTGCATCACACGGTGCAGGGGATGCGGTTACCAGCACAACAAACTTTGTGGCATGGGGTGAGGCAGCATCAGGAGATTTGGTATTAGAACCTGGTATGTGGTCACTAGATAATTTTGGTGACAAAGCAATCTGTCTGATACATGACAGCGCTGTGTTTGAATGGAACTCTGCAGCAGCGGGTGCAGAAAATATCAGAGCAAGTATTATATCTGGTGCACCGACTGCATCAAGACACATGTTGGTATCTACACCGGATCGTCACTTAGTATTCTTTGGAACAGAGACAACGATTGGTGATACATCAACACAGGATGACATGTTTATAAGATTCTCTGATCAGGAAGATATTAATACATACACACCAACAGCAACCAATACAGCTGGTACACAGAGATTGGCCGACGGATCACAGATCAGAGGAGCTATCAGAGGTAGAGATTCAATTCTTGTCTGGACTGACACGGCTTTATTTACTATGCGTTTTGTTGGTCAACCATTTACGTTTGCGTTTGCACAGGTTGGAACACACTGTGGACTTGTTGGACAGAATGCTTGTGTTGAAGTTGATGGTTCCGCATATTGGATGTCAGAGAATGGTTTCTTTAGATATGCTGGTAAATTAGAATCATTACCGTGTTTGGTAGAAGATCACGTTTATGATAATATAAATCTAGAATCTGGTAATCAAATGGTATCAGCAGGTCTAAACAATCTATTTGGTGAGGTTATGTGGTTCTATCCAACAACAGGGTCTAGTGTTGTGAATAGAATGGTATGTTATAATTATTTTGATTCATCACCACAAAGACCAGTATGGACTGTGGGTACGCTTGCTAGAACAATGTGGGAGGACTCCGCAGTGTTTGGTAGCCCACACGCAACAGAATATACTGCAGGTAACGATTCATCTTTTGATGTTGTGGGCAACACAGAGGGTAGAACAATATATTATCAACATGAGACAGGAACAGATCAGGTCCAGGGTGGTGCAACAACTGCCATACTTGCAAATATATCCTCAGGAGATTTTGATATTACGGCACAAAGAACTTCACAAGGACAACAGACTGGTGTCGCAACATTTAGAGGGGACGGTGAGTTTATAATGAAGATAAGAAGATTTATACCTGATTTTATATCACAGACAGGTAATACACAGGTAACATTACAATTGAGAAATTTTCCTAACGATAGTCAGGCTAGCTCAGCACTTGGTCCATTTACGGTCTCATCATCTACACAAAAAGTAGATACTCGTGCACGAGCAAGAGCTATCGCATTAAAGGTAGAAAACACAGCAGCTAGTCAGAGTTGGAAATTAGGAACTTTTAGATTAGACACACAACCAGATGGTAGACGATAATGGCAAAGATAGTACAGGTATTGACAAGACCAAGCAAAGATTATGATCTGTCAACAGCAGAGGCACAGGTCAGAGATCTTGATGCTATCGTAGAAAAATTAAATACAACATTTCAACAAGAATTAAAGGATGAAGTAGAAGCAGAAAACTTCTTTTTAAATTAATGGCTAATAGTTTTATAAATAAAAAAGCAGATTTAACCACAACAGATCTAACGACACTATACACGGTGCCTAGTTTCAAGACAGCTGTCATTAAATCATTAATAGTATCTGAGGATGCTGGATCAGGATCCACGATAACAATAACATTAGTTAACGCTAGTGGCACTATATTTAATCTATTCAAGGATAAGGCCATAGCATCCAAAGCAACAACAGAACTTTTAACTCAACCTCTTGTAATGGAAGAGAGTGAGGTGCTTAAAGTACAGGCTGCTGACGCGAACGAGCTGCACGTCATAGCCTCAATATTAGAAATACAGCCAAGAGAGGTAACAACAACAATAACAAATATGAAGACAGGCGAGGTATATAAGGATGATATAGAGTGGAAAGCTAAGGGTATACCAGAATCTGATATAAGAAAAGATGTAAGAGTAATCATGCCTAGCCTTGATTTATTTGGAGAAACAAAATAAGATAGACAAATGGCCATAACAAGATCACAACAAGCAAAACAGATGTTACAAGACGGCGGTATGCTAGTGAAACCAGGGTTTGGTGGAACTAGACAAGGATATCGTGGTGATGATGCAGCAAGATCTAGCGAAGGCACTTCAGGAGGAAGAGCAGATCCAGGCAGAGATGCTCCGAGAGGAGAAAGAAGTATTACTCGAGATCCAACAGCACAATTTAAAAATTTACCAAAAGATTTTAATTTAAAAACAAGCAATCCAGATGCTTTTAAAACATTAAAAGATCAAAGAAAAGAAGCTAGATATCAAATTACTCCTTCTACAAGACCAAGAAATAGAGTTATAGCTGGTTTGTTAAGTACACTTGTTCCATTTGGTGGTTTTTTATATAATAAAGCAATAGACAGAACCGCAATGGGTTTTAACCCTCCACCTACTACTATTGATGATGACGATGATACAGGAGGAGATGGAGATAATTTTAGAGAGACAATGATAGCACGACAATTTACACCTTTTCAACAAGATGTAGTTAAAGAAAAAATAGAAGAATTAAGTCCTATTGAACTAGCATTACAACAAAGAGATTTATTAGGTGGACCAAGAGCCTTTGCAAAAGAAGGTGGGATCATGGATCTTGAAACAGGAAGACAGATGTATTTCTTAGGTAAGCTAGTTAAAAAAGCAAAAAAAGCTGTTAAAAAAATTGTTAAATCACCGGTTGGTAAAACAGCTTTAGCTGCTGCCGGTATTTTTAAATTAGGTGGTGGTAGTTTTAAAGATCTTATGGAATATAAAAATTTAACCGATAGTGGTTTTGAACTTAGTAAAATACCATTTATGCCTGAAGATAGAGGAGACGCACTTAAATTAGCTGCAGGTATAGGATTAACAGCGGCACCATTATTGTTACAAGAGGATGATACAGAAGATGAGTATCAAAAATTTTTAGCGTCAAGAGGAGCATCAGGTCAGGGACTAGATATACAAGGAATTAGAAGTGACCCTTACAATTTTTTAGCTAGACCTTTTAGAGCTGAAGGTGGAATAATGAGATTAGGTTTTGATGATGGCGATAAGGACCTATCAAAAGATCCTAACTACAAAGGTTGGAAAAAAACATATGAGACAAATCCTGACGCCGCAGAGATGAACGAGAATCATAAACGGTATCTAAATTTCTACGAGAGAAACAAAAACGCACAAGCAGAGGGTTCTAAAGAGCCAGTAGCAAAGAAAACAATGCCACTATTAGACATGGGTGGTATGGAAAAAGATTATAGAGAAGATGGGGGATTTGTGCCTATCGGACGTATGGAGAAGGCAGATGATGTCCCTGCAAGATTATCAAAGAATGAGTTCGTATTTACAGCTGACGCTGTTAGAAATGCAGGTGACGGAAATGTGGACAAAGGCGCAGAAGTTATGTATAACATGATGAAAAACCTCGAAGCCGGAGGTGACGTATCCGAAGAATCGCAAGGCTTAAAAGGCGCAAGACGAATGTTTCAAACATCACAAAGATTAGAGGAAGTATTATAATGGCCATTACAGAAACACGACAACTACCAGCAAAATTTATTGAAGATCTAGGAGTAGATCTAGGTAAACAGATAGTTGCACAATCTGGTGTTCCTGTAGTTGCACCTGGAGCAGCTGGTATTACACAGTTAGCAGGAGAGTCGGCTGCAGACTTTGCGGCAAGACAAAAAGCTGGACAACAGTTTGATATTAGACAACAGAGTTTAGCAGGACTCGCACCAACAGTTGCAGGTCAGGATAGATTACAACGACAAGCACAAACGGTTGCAGAAGCAGGCATAGGGTCTTTTCAACCATTTTTAACAAGAGCACAGGATCAAGCAACTGAGGCAACAAGATTAGCTGGAGTTGCTGAATCACAGCTAGGAACAGCTGGAACTACATTAGGTGGTGTCCCCTTAGGAGCAACAGCATTTCAACAAGACGTTGGACAATTTATGTCCCCTTTTCAATCTCAAGTTATCGACGCTACATTAGCGGAGTTTGATCGTAACAAAGCTATACAAGAACAGCAAATAA